TGGAGGCGTATGAAGCCCTAAAGAAGATTTTGCCGTTTAGACGTGGCGGTCTGGTTCAAATGAAGGAGTGTGCTTGTGGGCGAGGTTGAGGCGGTCTCCGACTTCCTGAATTCGCTGTCCGACAAAGAGGCGATCGCCCTCTACTACGACTGGCGCACTTGGGCGAGACCCAACCAGTTAGCGCCCCCCGGCGATTGGACTATCTGGTTGCTTATGGCCGGACGCGGGTTCGGCAAGTCTCGATCGGGTGCCGAGTGGGTCATTGAAAAGGCTAGAGAGACCCCCGAATCTCGCGGCGCGTTGATTTCGATGGACGCGGGTTCAGCCCGTGACGTCATGTTGGAGGGCGAATCGGGCATTTTGGCGTGTTCTCCGCCCGATTTCATGCCGAACTACGAACCGTCTAAGCGCCGGATCACATGGCCGAACGGGTCGAGTGCCACCATTTTCACCTCAGTGTCGCCTGAAGACCTGCGCGGACCCCAATACCACTGGGGGTGGTGTTTTGTGGCAGGGACCAAAGTGCAGACCCCAAGTGGCGCAGTGAACATCGAGGATTTGCTACCGGGGCATGTTGTTATGACTTCGTCCGGCCCGCAGCCCGTTCTTAGGTGTTTGGCGTCGGAAGAAAAAGAAGTTCATCGTTTGTTGTTGTCCAATGGTGTTGAATTGGTCGGTACCCCCGACCACCCAATATTTACTAATTGTGGTTGGAAACCGTTGTGCGAAGTCACACCAGATGATATAATGCTGTCTTACGATGAATGGGGACCCACAAATACTGTTCAGTTACGTGCCGTAACAAGATCAGTAAATACCGGATTAAAACAAAGGGTATACAACCTGACGGTTGACGGAAGTCACGATTATTTCGCCAACGGGGTGTTGGTGCACAATTGCGATGAAATGGCGTCGTGGGAAAATGTCCAGATGACGTGGGACATGTTCATGTTTGGCTTACGTCTCGGCCGGAATCCGCAGTGTGTCGTGACCACCACGCCCAAGCCGATTCCGTTGGTCCGCAAGCTAGTTGATGAGGCGACACTGAACCCCGGCGGCCGTGTTGTGATCACGAGGGGCACGACGTATGACAACCGTGCTAATCTAGCGTCGTCATTCTTTAAAGAGATTATCACCCAGTACGAAGGAACAGCCCTCGGCCGACAAGAGTTGAATGCTGAAATTATTGATCCGGAAGAGTCGGGCATTATCAAACGGTCATGGATACAGCTCTGGCCGCACGAAACGCCCCTCCCTCGGTTTCAGACGATCGTCCAGTCCTACGACACCGCCTTCACTGAGAAGACCGAGAACGACCCCACGGCGTGCACCGTGTGGGGCATCTTCGAAGAACCAAAGAATCCCGGTGTTTATTCGGCTATGCTGTTAGATGCGTGGTCTGAACATTTACCATACCCCCAGCTGCGGGAGAAGGTAAAAACCGAGTGGGGTTCGCAGTATGGTGAGCACGAAAACAAAGCCGATGTGGTGTTGATCGAGGAAAAGGGGTCGGGCATCAGCCTGATCCAAGATTTGCGCATGGCCAAGGTACCCGTGCGGCCGTATAACCCCGGCAGGTCGGATAAAATGCAACGCTTGCACACAGTATCTCATTTGTTTTATAATAAACGCGTTTACGTCCCGGAGTCGTCCAAGGAAGGCGGCAAGCCAGTTAAATGGGCCGGGGAGATGATTTCTCAACTTTGTGCTTTCCCTCTCGTTGAACACGATGACTATGTGGACAGCACGACTCAAGCCTTGCAATTGTTGCGTGATCAATATTGGCTGGTCGTTGATCCAGACGACACGCCGGATGAGGTCGATTACCACGCCAACAAGAAGAAGGCCAACCCATACGAGTAAAAGCCATGGCTGAACTTAAGGCAACTCCTCAATCTCCCGGTCTAGCCAAGGCGGCTAGGATTCTTCGCTCTCTCCGTGAGACAGGCGACAGGGTTGATATTCCTATTCTTGGGGGCCTTGGCACGCTGCTTATGGGCAAATCGCCGGAAGAGGTAGAGGAATGGAGCTATGGCAACGCCCCGATGCACGTCCCGCAGATGATCCGCCTCCCCCAAGTCAAGCAGGGTCGCAAGCAACAATTAGCAGATACTGTTCTTCTAGGGGCGGATGTCTCTCCATTGGCTGCGGCATCCGCTCGCACCGTTAGGGCGATACCGAAAGCGTTGCAACACGGCGCGGAGCAGTTCGCATTGGCCCAATTCCCGTCGCGTGTGGTCAAGAGCAAGGGCGGGAATTGGCTGACAGGGTCGGTCGAGGACGCGTTGAAAGGGTTGAAGAAAAATGCACTGTCACCGGAAGACGCATTGCTGGCCCAGCAGCGGATCGACGACGCCCTAGCCAGGGGGGCCGTGACGCCGGATTACGTTGCCGGTGCCCGTAACCGGTTAGCTGGTGACTCGCGTAACGCTGCTCTCAATTCTTGGATCGACAAGCAACTTACCCGCTACGTCAAGAATGAAATGGCGACGCCGGAAGATCCGATTCGGGCATTGGCGGAGCGTGGCATCCACCATAACCCATTTCAAGAGGGTTCTCGTTGGGTTCCGGAAGAGATAGGTAGACGACGTGGATGGACTAAAAATCCCGAGGAGGGGGTCGCCGTTTCCGACTTAGCAAAACAGTGGGAGGATGCCGCTGATTATATGGTAGAACCGTACTCGGCTGGCGAAGTAGCTAGAAGTTCTATGGCGATCGACAATCCGTGGATATCGAAGGTTGACCCTGCGACCCCAGTATTCAGAGCAGAACGCGATATGGCGCGATATGGTGAGCTTGGCTTCCCTCACCTCATCGACGAACTCAGTAACGCTCTCAATCCCCAGTCTGGTCTCCCTGCTCATCTCCAACTTCCCGCTGACCGACTCAACAAGGTGTCGGTCCCGCAAGCCGTTGAACGTGTCTCTCAGATCAACGCTTGGCGTGCTGCTCAGAAGGCAGAGGCTGACGCTAAACGAGCTAATAACGCGGCTACTCACTTATTCAAGGAATATCCGGATCAAGGATATCGGTGGGTGGAGTTGAAAGCCAATCCCAAGACCGATGAACTCGGCAACGTGGTGAATAAGGGTGATCGCGATCTCGCCGACGCTCTCAAATACGAAGGTGACACCATGCAACACTGCGTCGGCGGGTATTGCGACGATGTTCTGTCTGGCAAGACTAAGATTTACTCGCTGCGCGACGCTAAGGGCCAACCGCATGTGACGGTCGAGGTAGAACCGGGTCGAAAATTGACGGAAGCAGACCTTCCAGATGATGTTCGAGACCAATTAGCCAACTTTGACGGCCCGCAACACGAGTTTGAGGCAATGGTCCAAAAGGCGTTGGCTGAGCAAAGCATCGGCGATCGCATTGCTCAAATCAAAGGCAAGCAGAACACCAAGCCCAAGGACGAATACCTTCCGTTCGTCCAAGATTTTGTCCGCTCAGGGAAATGGTCCGATGTGAGAGACTTACAAAACACAGGATTAATGCGCCATCCAGTTAGCGGCGATTTCATGACCGAAGCCGAGTATCAAGCCGCCAAAGAGGCTGCAGAAACGTCCCGGAAAGAAATAGGGTTTGCCGGCGGCGGCAAGGTCTCCGACAAGCAAACCGCCACATCTGGTATTCGCGGTTTTACGTTCGACATTGACGAGTTGGAACGCCAACTTTCATAAGCTGCTTGCCTTCCTACCACAAACCGTGGTATAATCTACGTAATAGAACCGAGGGCCATTATGGAACCCATCGAATCATCTGAAGTCTTCCAAGAAGACCCCGAGTTGTCCGTCACCGAGCTAGACGATGGTTCCGCGATTATCGACCTTGAAGCTTTAGAGCTAGTCGAGGACGAGTCTGCGTTTGACGAGAACCTAGCCAAGAACATCGATAAATCAGAACGGTTCCAGATCGCTTCCGAACTCATCGAGCTGGTCGAAAAGGACAAAGAAGCTCGGAAACGCCGTCAGGAACAATACGAGGATGGGATTCGGCGCTCGGGCTTGGGCGACGACGCCCCCGGTGGAGCACAATTCAACGGAGCCTCCCGTGTCGTGCACCCGGTTCTGGCGGAAGCCTGTGTGGATTTCGAGTCCCGTGCCATCAAGGAGTTGATGCCGGCCAGTGGCCCTGTTCGCACTCTGATCACGTCGGAGGAAGATGACCGGAAGTTGGAGATTGCCTCGCTAAAGCGCGACGTCCTCAATCTCCAACTCACGAAATTGATCCCAGAGTACCGGGATGAGTTGGAGTCGCTCTTGTCGCAGTTGCCCATGGGCGGCTCACAGTACATGAAGATTTGGCACGACGGAAAGCGTAAGCGAGTTGAGTTTGTGCCGGTCGACCACGTCTTTTTGCCGTTTCAGATTACCAATTTCTACTCGTCGCCGCGTGTCACGCATCAACAATTCATCACGCGTCAAGAGTTTGAGAATCGTCAGGCGATGGGGCTGTACCTTGATGACCAACGGTTGCCCGACCCCGCGTCGGATAGCCTCGATCGCAGCCCCGTGGACATCGCCAACGATAAGGTTGAGGGCAAGCAAGAGAACGACGCGTACAATGAAGACGGCCTCCGGGAAATCTACGAGATTTACCTAGACTCCAACTACGAAGAGTATGATCCCACAGCATCCGGGCAAGTTGCTCCGTACATTGCCCATGTCGACGTTTACACGTCTGAGTTGTTGGGCTTGTATCGTAACTGGGAGGAGGGTGATGAAGATTTCACGAAGTTGGACTGGCTTGTTGACTGGGGATTCATTCCTTGGCGCGGTGCGTACAAACTTGGCCTTCCTCATCTTATTGGAAGTCTTTCTGGTGCTGCTACCGGCGCTCTTCGTGCTCTTCTTGATTCAGCACATGCTGCAAACGCACCAACTCTCCTCAAGCTCAAAGCTGGCCGGCTGGTGGGTCAGACCACGGAAGTCGCTGTAACGCAGGTCCAAGAGATCGAAGGGCCGGCGGGGATTGATGATATCCGTCGGCTTGTGTCTCCGATCCCATTCGCTGGTCCTAACCCGGTATTGTTTGAACTCCTCGGGTTTATTGTCAACGCGGCCAAGGGGGTCGTAGCAACGGCGGAAGAGAAAATCGCTGACGCCTCCAATTCGATGCCGGTCGGCACGTCATTGGCGTTGATCGAACAGGGCAGCAAAGTGTTCGCCGCCATTCATATGCGGCTGCACGCATCTCAGGCCAAAGTCCTTGAGGTGTTGTGTCGTTTGAACGCCAAGTATCCGGACTCCGAAAAGTGGGAGTCGGTGGTCGGCAAGCCGGTAGACCCGCGTATTTTTAGCAACACCGACGATATTGCCCCGGTCTCCGACCCCAACATCTTCAGCGAGGCGCAACGCTTTGCCCAGATGCAGGCGGTAATGCAGTTGATGTCTGACGCTTCGATTCCCTACAACCGGATTGAAGGTCATCGCCGGATGCTGCGTCTGCTCAACGTGGCAGATGCCGATAAACTGCTTCCGGAGCTTCCTAAGCCGCGTAATCTGGATGCTGTGCGGGAAAATATGTCTGCGGTCAGCGGCATACCGTTGAAGGCATTTGCTGAACAAGATCATATGGCACACTTGGAAGTCCATTTGCGGTTCTTGTTAAGTCCCGCCTTCGGTGCGGGTCCGGCCTATCAAGGTCCGCAGTTGATGCCCATCTTGCAGCACTGCTCTGAACACCTGACTATGATTTACCCGCAGATGATTGCTCAGGGTCAGGCTCAAGCCTTGGCTACCGGGAATATGCTCCCAGACACAGCACCGGATCGTCAGTTGGCTGTTGGGGCATCGGCGATGGATTCTACCGTTCAGCAGATGCAGGACATCATCATGATGTACGCACAAGCACAACAGCTTGTGCAGAAGAAGATGCCTCCCCCACCGCTTGATCCTGCGGCGCAAGTTACACTTCAGGTTGCTCAGATGGAAGATGCCCGTGCCAAAGCGGAGACGGATGCCAAATTGCAGCTGGAAGAAAAGAAACAGCAGGGTGAGGCAATGCGTCAAGCGGCTGAACATGAAATGAAGCAGCAAGCGCAGCAGCATCAACAGCAGATGGATCAGATTAAGTTGGAGCAAGAGAATCGGCTTGCGTTGATGGAAGTGCAGTTCCGCAATTCGATTGAGCAACTCAAGCAGCAGGTGGAGATGCAGAAGAACGATGCTGACAACAAGCAACGCCAAATGACGGAACTACTCAAGAACCGCGACGATAACCAGACGCAACTTTTGATTGCTCAGATCAAAGAAGAGATGGCCGCACTCGGTCAGCAACAGGCTGTGATGGCGCAGCCGAGGCAAGATGACGGAATGCTGAGAGAGAGATGCAGCGGTTGCTCGGTGAGTTGAAGGATGCCAAGACAAATGACGCGTTGGGCGCGGTGGTACAAGGTCTTCAGGCGGTAATTGCGGGTCAACAAGACCATCAGAAAAACATGGTCGGGTTGGCGTCTCAACTGTTGAAAACCTAAATCGTGACTGACGAACTCGGCACCCAAATCCTCGCGTCGGTGAATCTGATCCGCAGCGAACTCACCGGGCATATGCAGGGGGAGGACGCGAAGATCGCCGGGATCGAGGACAAAATATCCGATACCCGCGAAGACCTCGTGGCGTGGTGGATTGCTGCTGAGAATCGTCACATGGAAGCTATCGCAGCGTCGGAGCGCAGACACTCTGAACTCATCAAGTCGCTGGAGTCGTGGAAAGACAAGATGGATGTCACGAGCGGGTTCCCCGAGGACAAGAAGGGCAAACCAGACCTGACCGGGCACCGTACCCACCACGAGACGCTGATCGAAGAAGCGGCTAACGCCAAGGCCAGAGCCGAAGACCTGAAGCGCAAGTGGCTCGACCGCGCTGGCTGGGCAGCGATTGTGTTCATCGCGCTGGCTGTGTGGGAATACACCAAGGCGCACATCAAATGAGCATCCTGCCGTACCTCCCACGCTGGTGGATTTCGTTCATTGCGAACGCGGCGTTTGTGCTGGTCACGGTGCTGGGCTTCATCGTCATCAAGACATTCATTCCGGCAAAGCCTCCGATCACCGTCAAGGGCGGCGAGTATTCGGTCGCCAAAGGTGACGAGGCTTATGTGATCTATTACAAGTGCCAGTCGGAAGTCGCCGAGGAATTCGAGGCGCATGTCCATCGCACCATCCGTCACACCGAGACGGGCGAATCCATGAGCCTGCCGACCACGGAGGTCAAGTTCGAGCCGGGGCAGAACAACGTCACCCGCATCTTCTACGTCCCCATCTGGTTGCAGGCTGGTGAGTGGTGCGCTACCTCGACGCTGGAGTGGCGTCCGTTCATGTCGCTGGTCGATCACAAGATGGTCGGCACGCCTCGCTGTTTCACGGTGCCTGAGAAATGAACCTCTCCCCTCACTTCACCCTCGCGGAGCTGACACACAGTGAATACGCCACGCGCAATGGCATCAGCAATGTCCCCGGCACCGAGATTACCGGCAACCTAAAACGGCTGGCCGAACGCTTGGAACTGGTTCGTTCCTGCCTCGGCAACAAGCCCATTGTCGTGTCCTCAGGATACCGCAGCACCAAGCTCAACGCCGCTATCGGCGGCAGCAAGACTTCTGCTCATCTGATGGGCAACGCCGCCGACATTCTTTGCCCTGCATTCGGCACGCCGACGGACATGGTGGCCGCGCTGCGTCAGTATTCTAAGCTGCTGCAATGGGATCAGATGATCCTTGAGTTCCCGAAGTCGAAGACAGGTGGATGGTTGCATTTCGGCCTTGCCGATAAGCCACGCGGTGAAGTGCTTGAGTACGACGGCAAGAGCTACACGAGGTTGGTATGACCAACGAACAACCCCGCCACGCCAAGAATCTGGTGGCATCACCGGATGCTGGGTCGAAAGGCCGACGCGCACCCGGCGGGGCTTTTAACTAGGAGAGGCAAATGAATAATGATCCTTGGAAGCACCGTAGTGCTGGAATGCGTTGCACGACTTGCATGTGGTACGCGGAGAAGGCGTTGGAGGTCGGCGCTGAGACTGTTAAGCCGCTCGGTCGCTGCCGTCGCCATGCGCCGACAATGAATGGGTATCCCGTAGTTTTTCCTACCGATTGGTGTGGTGATCACAAGTTGGACGAAACGAAACTGTGACCAAACTCCTGCGCCACTACGTCCAGACCTTGCGCCTGCGCCTCGACGCACCATTCCCCGGTCAGCGCGACTGGCGGCACTACCTCAAGCTGAGACTAATATGACGCTACTCATGCTCGATCTGCTGGTGTATGTCATCGCTGTCGGTGGGCTGATGGGCGTGCTGTGGGCGGCGGTGTTGGATATGGAGGAGCGTGACAAATGAGTTGGGCACTACTTATCACTCCGATCATGTCGATCATCGACAAGATCATTCCAGACGCTGACGCGAAAGCCAAGGCGCAAGCCGATCTTCTGATGTTGCAAGCCAAGGGAGAACTTGATGCTCAACTCGGTCAGTTGCAAATCAACTTGGAAGAAGCGAAGAACCCCTCGGTCTTTGTCTCCGGGTGGCGACCCGCTGTCGGCTGGGTCTGCGCATCAGCACTCGCATACGCCGCCATTGTGGAGCCTGTCGCCCGGTTTGCAGCGACTGTGGGGTGGGGTTATATAGGGTCGTTCCCGCAAATCGACACCGATCTGACGCTTCAAGTTTTGTTGGGTCTTTTGGGTCTTGGTGCGTTCCGCTCTTGGGAAAAGACTAAAGGGGTGGCGAGTAAATAATGGCTTACGTCGTCAGTACTCTACAAACGGCGACAACGAACGCTGCGACTTATACGGCGACGCTGGCCGCGCACCAGACCAATGATTTGCTGCTGGTGTGTTTGCTGCTGGTGTGTT